AGATTATCCGCAAGGGTCAACTCGCTGATTTTTTTCTTTTTAATTGGCATAATCTTTCAGGTCTATAAAAAAATCATCTTCTGTCGTAATCAGTTCACCCGCTTCTGTGGATAGCAGGTATTCAACACCATCAAGTACAAATGATGTAAATGTCAGTGTTAGAGTAAATTCAAGCCAGGCTCTTCCGCCGGAGAGTAGCTGGAATTTTGTCGCACTTAACCCGTTGTAATAGCATGGAAATTCCTCCTCAAGGGTTTCAGAATAGAAAGTTCTTCCGGCATCGTCAAATTTATACCCTTCTTCATCCATTTTTTCGGTTAGTTTCGTAAGGTCGTAGACCAGGGCGTTTAGATTTTGCCACATGGTAGATACATTTTTACTACGCATCCAACATTTCAAGGCAACATCTTTTTTCTGGAAAACAACATTCTCCCCGTCGTAAATGGCTCCCGATTGGCCGGGAAGGTCAATTAATAGATTTTTCTTTACAGCCGGCATCTTGATTATTTCACCGTCGGAACCGTCAAGGAGGTAAACGCCATAATCAGAGAGCGGAACCCCGTCAATTTCATAGCTGGTCTGCTTCGGTATTCCTCCGGGTTCAGGAGCAAGGTATGAATAATCTTTCATGGGAAAGTCGTCCGCAAAAGTCATTGAAAAATTTTCCATAACCTTGAATATCTTTTTCTGCGGGCTGGAAAGTAGTCTTAAACGAAGGCGACAACCGGCTTCTGCAAAATTGTATTCATGATATGAACCGTCTGAAATAAGCGCTATAAAATCGACCGTTTTCCAATAGTCTTTGCTATAAAAAGTTATGGCAAACTCCCTGACAGAAAAAGCCGGAGAGGTGAGGTCTACATCAATCCCGTTTTCCTCTTCAAAATCGTTTTTGTCAAGCTCTTTGTATGGAGGAAACGAGATAAGTCCGGTGTAGCCGTTGTTGGCAACGAATACACCATAGGCTGCGTATGCATCTTTTCCGTCTATGTAAAAACGTCCTGTTGTCATTTCTTTTTAATTATTAAGCCTTTGAGTTGTATAATGTTGACGGCTGTTTTCAGCTTGTCGATATTGTCGTTTATATCCTCAAGGTTGCTTGTATTACTTTCAATTCCAGTAAGCTTTTCAAGTATCTGCGTACTTATGGAAACGAGCACTTTTAAGCTATCGGCCATAGAGAATGTATGACCCTGCATTACGGTTAATCGCCCATCAACCCTATCGACGCTCTCCTGGGAGGCCTGCAGTGTCGCCTTACTTGTTGCCGACCGCCCTGCATCTTCGTCCGGTTTGAAAATCTCAATACCCTTGTTTTCAGCTATCTGCTTATACTTTTCAAGGAGGGCGTTAAATTCTTCCTGTTCGGATAATACGCCACTTGTTAAGCTGTCGAGAATATTGGCATAGTTGTTGAATTTCTGCTCGTCTGTTAAGCCTTCGTTCTTCATAGTTTCAAGCATTTGGTCTTGAGCTTTCTCTATGTAAGGAGCAAGGGTCACAGAATAAATCATTTGCTTAGCAAGTTTCTCAAGCATACCGGAAACACTGTCCGCGAAAGCTTCCGCGGCATCTGTCCCGTTTCTGAACGCATCAACAAGGGCGTCCGTTATGGTATTTCCGAACTCTCCGAATATTTCAGTCAAATAATCTTTTACCGATTGCAAAGCTTTTTCCGCTTGCTCGGCCAAGTCAATCATATTCTGAAATGCCGCTTTGTCCTCGTCTGACATCTCGCGGGTGTTGATTATTGTTTCGGCCAGTTCTTTGTTGAAATTTCCAGCCTCGTCAATAAGCTCCGGGTAAACATCAAGAATTGATGAATAAATATCTTTCCCTTTTCCCCAACCGAATAAACCGGTTTTCTTATGCCCTGTTTTTATTTCAATATCCGCCAGGCCGGCGTATGCGTCATAAAACTTTCTCTGCTCTTTTGATAAAAGGTCGATTTTTCCAAACGCTCCATTGAAAAACGATAAGTAGCCGCCAGAATATTTACCGGTTCCTTTCAGCTCTCCGTTTAAGTCTGAAACGGCATCTTTCAGTACGGTTATAGCATTAGCTGCCTTCCCGTATTCATCTGTTCCGAATATGGTAGTTGCTTTTTCGTACTCAAGGCTTTGCTCCATGAGGGCAAGGTTATACTCGCGTTGCTGGGCTATGGTTTCGGTCATAATCTTTTTCAAAGCTGCCTTATGGCGAGCGTTCGCCTGAAAAGCTTTCGTAATCCATCCAATAGCTTCACCAGCGGCGGCGGCAATCCCTCCGACAAGGCCTCCCTCGGCAAACCCTTTGCCTATGTTGGAAACAGTTGACATAACGCCTTCTACTGTGTCCATTGCGTCGGCGGCGCCGTCGTTCCCGGCGGCTTCAAACATCTCTGAAAGTTTCCCGGCAATTCCCCCAATCATGTCGGCGGCTTCCGCTGCGGATTCTCCGATATGGGCCAACTTAACCTCTGTCGGGGTTTTCTCTCCCTTCTCATTCTTTTCCTCCGAAAACAACTCTTTCAATCCTTTAATTAAGGCGGAAAAAGGGTTGCGTTTTACGCTGGCAGAAAATAACTCTTCAATGGCTTTTTGTATCGCTTTGATGTCTTTAGGAGATGCTTTGAGAGCTTTTAACTGGTCGGCGGTGAAGCCAAACTTTGGTGTTATATCCTCCGCGTTAGTGTTGGAAAGATATGACACAAGCTCTTTGGCCATCGCCATAGTTCTGTTTATTTCAGCCGTTGATTTGTTTGAAGTTTCCTCAAACAGCTTAATCATTAAGTCTGATGATTTCTGCATTTCGGCCAACTCCTCGTTATTCAGACCCTTTAAGGCCTCCTTGCGCTTTTTCTCAAGTTCCAGGAGGAAAGCGTTTTTATCGGAAGAGGAAAGCGTTTTGTTCTCCTCTATCGCTTTCTTGTCCTTTTCAAAGTCCTCATTAATCTTTGCGCGTCTTTGCTCAAAGTTCCGGTATTTGTCAAGCAATTCCTTGTACAATTTATCAGTTTCAGTCCTTTGATACTCGTTGGCGACATCGGTGTACTCTTTCAAGGCATTTTTCTGTTCTTCCGACAGGTTTTCAACAGAGGAAACAGGGGTGAAAACCTTTCCCTCCTTCTTGTAGTTCGGGTTTTTATTAATCCACTCCTCGCGCTCTTTATCCTGCAACTCTTTTACCCAATCCTCCTGGCGTTTCCGGTTTTCCTCGATTAATCTGTCATATGTAAGGTCAATTTCGGCCTTTTCCTTATCAAATCCATCTTTCATGGCATCAATCCGGGCTTGACGTATCTCAAACTCCGATTGTTTCTCCTGATTAATGCGGGAACGGTTGTATTCGTTTATCTTCTTCTCGCGTTCGGCTTGCTCTACCTTTAATTCGTTTGCGGCTTCCAGGGTTTTCTTCTTGGCGTTCTCCTGCTTATTCAGGCTGGAACCGGTAACGCCTCCCAAATCCTTGTAGGCCTTTTCTGTGGTTTCTGCATTTTTCTTGGCACTCTCGAATTGCTCCTTTGTGAATTTATCCTTGTCTTTTTCTATGGCGGCAAGCTCTTTTTTAGCTTTTTCCCAATCATCCTTAGCTTTCTTGTAGGCCGCCTCATAGGAAACAGACTTCTTGTTTCGCAAATCATATTCCGATTGCAAAACATCAGCTCTCCGGTTTAGTTCGTCGCCGGAAATTTGGCCGCGCAAGGTTCCCTCATTTATGTTCAGAGTGTAAAGGGGATTATTCTTTCTGGCAGATAACAGCCGTTTTGCCTCGTCAAGTTCCGCCTTTATCTTGTCGTTCGTCTGCTTTTTCAGGTCAATTTGCCATTGATTTAACTCGTTCTGGCGTTGCTCTTTCAGCTCAGGCTCCAATTTGAGTTGAAGATTTTTAAGCTCTTTCTCAAGTTCGTTAGTCGTCTTACTTTGCAGGAGAGGGTTTTTGTACTGGCCATAGCCGTAATTTTGGTGACGAAAAGAAATTTCATCCTGTATGGCCTTTATCTGGGCTTTATAGTCGGCAACAACGTTTTTGTTGTCGTCAACTTTCTTCTGGGCTTCAATCCCGGCTATTTCCTTCTTTAAGCCTAAAATATCCTTTAGGTGTCCTTCCTCGTCAATATATTTCTGGATTATGCCGGGATAGGCATCTTTCAGCTTGTTTAGAGCGTCGACGCGGTCGAGGGATGAAGCGTATTCATCTTTGGCGGTAGTGATAAGGCCTTCGATTTTTTGCTTGTGTTCGCTTTCGACTTTAGCTGCTTCTTCCTTTCTTTTGTTGTATTCGTTTTGCGCTTTTTCAGCATCGGTAGTCCGGTTGGCGTAGGCGATAAGCGCGGTTACAACCGTTCCGATGGCGAGGGCGGTAGCAACATAAGGATTGGAAAGCATCGCTTTATTCAACAGCTTTGTGGCTTTTTCTGTCATTAACAGGTATTTATATTTTAATACCTGCGATGCCGTATAACCTTTTTCCATCTCGATTGCCAGAGCAAGGGCAACGCGGTAGGCTCCGTATGTTCCTATGAGGCTCAACAGTATTTTGCCAACCTTTTCATAATTCTTCACGAGAGATGTTGTCGCGGCGATACTATCGGTGATTAATCCCTGGTTCTTTGTGGCAAAGTCATTATAGGCATCGTCAATAGCTCCCATAAGGTTTGAAACGCCGCCTTTGATACCTTCGCTTTGCTTTTTCAACATTCCGTTGAATTTTCCTCCTTCTGCGGTAGCGTCCGCGAAAGCCTGCGCAACCATTTCAGACGAAATAGCGCTTTTGCTCATTTCATCTTTGAGTTGAGCTACCGATTTACCGGTAGTTTCTGCCATCGTTTTAAGCGGGTTAAAGCCGGCATTTACCATTTGCAACAAATCCTGACCCACGAGTTTTCCGGTAGCGGACATCTGCGCAAATGCAAGAGCAAGGGAATTGAAGCGCTGTGCATCCCCCATAGAAATATCGCCAATCTGTTTCAGCGTAGGCATAAGCCTGTCGGCCTCTACTCCAAAGCCGAGCAAAAGTTGTGCTCCTTTGCTTAGGTCGTTTAGCATCAGCGGGGTTTCGACGGCGAATTGTTTCAATTCCTTGAAGAAAGATGCGGCTTTTTCTTTATTTCCAAGGAGGACATCAAAGGAGATTTGAAAGCTCTCGATTTCTCCCCGGACATTGACAAGGGTTTTTGCAAAGTCGAGTATTTTATCAATGGCAAAATAGCCTCCTACGGCGGCTCCAACCGAGCGGAATGTGCTGTCAATCCTTTGACCTTCGGAAACGGCCTTGTCGCCGACAGACTGGAACATCTTCTCAGCCTTCGCCACGTCTTTGCTGAATTTATCTATGTCTAAAGCTAAGCTGTACGACTCTTGCCCGTTATCTATATTCATACAACAAATTCCTCCTCTTCTTCGTTATCGCTGTTAAAATTGTCTGGATTGTTTGCGTCCAGGCTATCGTCCCAATCATCATCTTTTTTACCGCTTTCCGGGGATGGGGTAGAGTAGCCATACATGATTAAATTTTCGTAACTCATTTCATCAAGTATGTAATCAATGGAAACGCCGAGGTTTTTCGACATTCCGAGGATTACAGCCCAGATGCTGTCGTTTTCGTTTCCGCTTTCTTTGTTGACCTTAGTATGTTTGCCTCGTTCAGGGTAGTTATAATGCTGAAAAAAAAAGCGACGTGCTGCATTCCGAGCGCCTCTGATATGAGCTTTAGCAGTTCTTCATTGCTGCAATTGTCAAGTAGTTCCTTTGAGAGCCGTTTCCGGTTGTCAATCTCCACTTTTTCTACGTTCTTAATCAGGCCAAACCACTTCTTTTTTACGACCTCTTTTGTTTCAATAAGGTTTTTGCGTCCGAGTATGAGAGTCGCGGCAATATCTCCTATCATTTCGCAGTCTTTCGCGTACGCAAGGATATATGTTAATACTTCATCATTCCCTTTGATGAACGGGGCAATAGGGAGCTTGGAGATATATTTAGACACCTCAATTATTGTCCCTGATGTAGGACGGGCAATCGTGTATGTTTTCCCTCCGAGGTCAATATTATATGGCTCTTGAAGGATGGTGTCAGAAACTTGTTTTTCTACTGTGTCCATAATGAAGGATATTATAAATTATACAGGAATGTAGTTTGACCACCAACCACAAAGGACGTCTTTCCGTTTGTCAACCGTTTACGCAGTTGCCGCCTGGGTAACGGTAACGGTTTTTTCTTTCCCGTCAGCCGTAATTTTCACATTGGCAGTTCGTTCTGCTCCGGTATTGGCTGTTACTTTTACCGTTACAACCTTTCCCGATACTGTTACAGTACACCAATCTTCGGATGATTGTGCAGTGACAGCCCCGGAAGATGTTACGTTAACCTTCTTACCGGCGACATCTGCGGCATTGGTGAAGCTCAAAGAAGAAACATCAACGACCAAAGAGCCTTTCTTTCTGAATTTTGAATACCAATATCCTGCATCTCCTTTCAGAATTTCAAAAGTCAAGTCGGCGAAGTCGCCTTCTTCTTCTGACCAACCTGGCTTGTAGGTAATTGAACATTTAGGGGCTTTGATACCTTTAGCGCCAATGTTTTTCGGAGTTACCTTTACTGACCAATCACCTTCCACTACGTGTGTTTGAACTTTGAGTTCTTCGGCATCAATATTACCCAGACCGAGGCGCTGCAAAAGTTCGTCGTCCGGCTCGATAACCCTTGTTGTAAGGGAGTAGCCGCCTTCAAGCTGCTCTTTTGCTACCGTTTCCCCTCCGGTGGCCTTTGCCTCAAGCACATCGCCGTCGGTGGCTTCAAGGGATGATGATTTGTCCTTGATTGTGCCAATACTTTCGACGGAGGTTGCGAATGTATCACCGTCGCCAGTTGTGCCGATTTCAATCTGGCATTTTGACCAGGACATAATTCTTTTTTTCATATCCTTTAATTATTAGAATGTTATACGTTTAAAATCAATGCAAATGCTAACAAAATGCTGATGAATGTTTTCTGTTTTTGTTGTTTCCGGAGCTTCTGATAGTTCAAAGGTGTATTCCTCAAAGAGATATTCATTTAAGGCTTCCTCAATCGCATCTGCGAGGGCTTCAATCTCTTGCAACCGTTCTTTTGCCGGCATAAGGCAACCGGAATTGTTGTCAATATCCTTTACGTAGATGTTTATGCGGGCACGTCCGTTTTGGATTTGCTCTGCATCTCCGGCGGGAATAGCAATAACAGCATCCTCCGTTTCGGCGTCGACAGGTCTACAATCTTGCATATAGACCGTCCCTGCGATTTTTCCGGCAAGGAATATTTCAAGCACATTGAAAACGTCTTGTTCGATTTGAGATGTTCCTTTTTTACTCATCTTCTTTTAAATCCTAAATCTTTAAGCATTCTTGGAACTAATTTTTTTGCAAGCATTTCAGAACTATCAAGCACATTCAGTCCCATCTTTTCAACATATCTTGCGTAATTCATTCCGGCTACGACAATGAGCACAATACCCTTTGAATTTTCCGAAATAAGCCTGCTCATAAACTCGCTCCCCTCTTTTGCCCCTTTTGTCGCCGTCGGCTTTACCGCCTCAAAAGAACTCCTCTTTACAACTTTGCCGTTATACAGGACACAATACCCGGTTGAACTTCTAAGGTTTCCGGTTTGGTCTGTGTATTTTCGGTTTATTCTTGCCTCCCTGATACATTCAAGTCCTACAAAATCAAGCTTTATAATCAGGGCTTGTATCTTGCGTCGCAACAAGTCGTCAAGAAACTTCTTAGCTTGGTTCCTGGGAGAAAGTCTTTTTATTGGCATGTCATACAGTTATTTGTATGTTATCAACAGCGTCGAGAAATAGGATGCCTTTCTGGTATGCGGTGTATGTTCCCAGGGGATTTCCTCTCATATCTTTCAATAGGAATGTGCACGGTTCAAATTCTTGCATCTCGATTAGAATAATGTATGCCGCCTGTGTAAATTTACCATCGACATAAATACCCCTTTTTTCGTAGTTGTTTACCTTGAAATTGCATGGAATAGGCTCGCCTAAAGAGCTTTCAGCCGCAACGGGCTTTCCGTCTTTATATCCGCCTCCTGTTTTTGAAACGATTTGCAATATTCCGTTTTGGATTATCATCTAAAAATCCTCCCCCTGATAACCGTAGTAGCTACCTTTTGAAACGGCATCCTCATAACCTAAGCCTTTGCGGATTTTATCAGCTTTTGCCTTAAAGCATTTTTTTTCATACTCTGAAAAAGAATAGCTAACGCCCAACTGAGAAACGCTTGGAGCCTCGGAAAGAAAGTCATACAACATCGCTTTCGTAAGTAGGAAATTTTTTCCGTTCCGAGTTTCATTTGTCAATTCGTCAGACGGGTTCAACCCGAAACTATCGGCGGCGTCATCAATTACAGACGCCGGAACCGGATAGTTTGATAAACTTTTCAAAGATTGAAATATAGTGCTCATGGCTTTTGCTCCTATTTTCCGTCATTCCAAGTCGTATTCATTGTATTGATGAATACAAGTGATTTACGACCTGTTAATGCAGGTTGAACATACGCCTCTGCCATCGTGACCTCAAGCATTGGGTTTACGTCAGAATAAACGGTCATTTTGTAGTATGACCCCTGTGTCTGGATTGCGTCAGTCGCTTTCAGTGTCGGAACCGGCTTGTAGTAGGTGTACCCCAAACGAGGTTCTGCGGAGAGCGTGCAAACGTTTTCATTCCAAGGCTTAACAGTGTCGCGGCTTCCGTCCTTGTGCTCAATCGTAACATAAGTGTCAATAATAAGCACCTGCGGGGCTTTTTTCTTGCGCATGTAGGCATTGATGCTGTCAATACTTACATCGTCAATGCTTTCCAATCCGACAGCCTTCAAGATTACTCCGGCGATGCGTTTGATAGTCTTTTTCTGTGAGCACAGATAATCAAATGCGGCCTGTTCCATGATTGCGTACTGCGGTTTCCGGCCTCCCTTCTTCCCGACAATCTTTTGGCCTTTCATGATGTCACCCAAACCGTCAGCATTTTCGGCATCATCCCATTTGGCGGTTACGCCAATAAAGTTTTCCTCCGGAACGTTGAAGTTGATTTCGTCCTGTTCCGCCATATCACCGTCGATTTTAGAGTTCAACACCTGCTTACCGGATGAGCCGATACGCATTGAGTCGACTTCTACACGATAATCCATACCGTCGTTGCAGAACTTTACATCATCGTAGACCATATCAACGAGGTACAGGGCGGTGGCTTTATCCTCTGGGTTTGCAGCCGCTTTCGCTTGCAGGTCATTGTACTCGTTGATTTCGATTTCGTCTTTTTCACGAGAAACGGCAATCTTTCCAAGAGAACCCGACCAGGTTCCGACCTTTTTGCGCGTTTTCTTTGGAGCTTTCGTATTGAAAGCAACGCGATCGGCGGAAATTGGAATACCTTCATCTCCCTCGATACCTTTCAAGTCAAATTTAGGAGTGTATTTCAACGGAAAAAGCTGACGCCAAGCCAGTCCCAAACCGGGTTGATAGGAATTTACCTCCAATTCCAAACCTGGTTGGTCAATTTCAAATAAAGGTGCATTCATTGCTCCCATGATTATACACGTTTAATGGTTGGTAACATGGCTTCAATATCTTTTCCGATACAAGCCGTTTCTTTTCTCACATTTGCGCCGTTGATAAGGCGAACGGGCTGTTCTCCCTTTCCGGCGAAAATCATATTTCCCAGAATATAATCCGGGGTATAGATTGGCTCCGCTTCTGTATCACTCGCAGCTTTCGCCTGATACAGAACTTCACCCTCTGCTATGGCAATACCAAGGGAAACGGTTACAACATCTTTGTCTTTGGACGTTGCGTCTACCTTTGTGCATTTTACGCCTTTCTTTCCATATGCGATAATGTCGTTTACTGCGACACCGCTACCTTTCGCGATATTGATTGTGGTATCGCTGGCTCCAACCGCAGAAACAAGGCGATAGCCTTTGATAACAGCGTATTTACCATTAGCATTCAATCCAACGGCGGTTGTTTCCGGGGCGTTAAACCCTGGCTCTACAACGAGGCCACCCGCTGGCTTTTCAGCGAAAACCTGCTCAATCCTGATAGGTTCCGGCGCTTCGGCTCCGTTGTACGAAAATCTGTCTTTCATTACTGTTGACCATTAGTTTGTTTGCAACCCGACTATGGCTGGGGGTGCAGTTTCAGCCTTTCTCGCTTCAACACGTGCCTGTACGAGTGGATTAGGTTTTACCTCTTCCTGCGTTTTTCCTCCGCTTTTGGGTTTTCCAACAACGCCCTCTTTGGCAACAATAGATGATGATATATCCTCAATATCTGGGGTAATATCCTCAAGCCATTCCTCAAAATCGTCGTCAGTTTCAAAATTCATTCGGGAAAAATCCTTTTCGTAACGGTTCTTGAGCTTTTCAGGAGCATCTTTGAGTAAATCGGTCAAACGAGATTTTCGGGTATCAGCAATTTTTTCGCCTTTGATTGATGCAATCTCTTTCATCATAGCTTGATTGCTTTTGATAAGAGCTTTCAACAAGGTTTGCGTTTCGTCGCCTTTCCCGTTTCCTTTTCCTCCTTTAGGGGCATTGACAACTACGTCGTTATCGTCGTCCCCTTCTCCCAAATCATCCATATCCGCATCGTCAGCGTCCTCTGGCTTAATCCTCTTGCCGTCTTTCAGGCCATGTTTTTTTTCATAGCTTCCAATAGCCTTTTCTTGAGCTTCTGTAACTCTGCTATCAGAATAGCTATCAATCACTTGTTGTAGAGTAAGCTCTTCAACGGCGGTCGTTGCTTCCTCCTCTGTTTTTGCAGTTTTCGCCAGCTTAGCGGCTATCCTGTTCAATACTTTGTCGCTTATCCCCTCAAATTTGGTTTTCAGCGAGTCGAAAATAAAACGTTTTAAGCTCATAAAATCAACTGATTAGTTTATGCAAAACTAATAATTACTACAAATATGCTTACAATGTAAGCTCTTTATTGGTGTTATTTAACTATTGAAACGAAAGTAAATAACTCGAAAGGTTTATAAAAAATACGGGAAAAGTATTGTTATTTTAAAATAACTCGCTATATTCGCCATATGTTTACGATGTAAGCACTTTAACGTAAATTCACAACAACAATGAGAACGAAAAGTATTTTGAGCTACACTACATCTTTCATCAATCGTAATTTCAGATTGAAAGTTTACGGAAGAGATGCGAACGGGAACCGGATTAATAAGCTGGTCGGTGTATCAGGATTAATCGAGCTAATAGGAGAAGAGCTTTTGAATAAGTTTGTCGGTCGCGCTATAAAGGCCGGGCTTGACAAGGTGGTTTGCAAGCTTCGTCGTGGATTGCAAGTTTCATTTTACATCAAGTAATAATTTAAGAATATACGATTATGACAAAAGAAGAAGTTTATAAACTGGCAACAGTTGAGAATCCTATCATCAACGATAACGGTAACAGAATAGAGTTTGCCAATGGCGACGTATATGCAAAGCAGTCTATCACTAATTTGTATCGCAAAGTGAAAATTTATTTTTAATCCGGTAGCCTTCTGGCTACCATATAAAAACAACGATATGGGAACAATCAGTGACAATCGCGGTTGCAGCGTTTGCGAGGCCGGAAAAGAAAATTACACAACCTTCTCAACAAGGTTAGGAAGAAAGCAGGTAAAACGCGTACAGTACGATTACAGAACCCCGGAAGGCGATTTGTTTTCCTGCGTAGGTCAATCATTAGACGACTGTCGCCGGAAGCGTGACGAGTGGTTAGCAAATCAATAAAGGTAACGCTCCGCCCAACCAGCGGGGCATAATTCACAACAACATGGAACATATTTTATTATCAAAAAAGAACTATCATCGTGCGTCAAAGGTGGTTAATGTAGAAAATCAGGAACAGGGCGAATTTCTCTTTAATTGGAGAGATAAGAAGTTGAGTGATAATTTAATGCACTGCGACTATGCGCATACCGCAATTCGCATATCTGACAACGAGGAAGTTATCATTTATGACAAAGACTTAGGCTCTTGGGCTGTAACGGATTGGAAATACAAGGTTAACCTTGAGGAACTTTGGAAATGTGCTTGCGACGCTTTTTATTCTACGAGTTTCAGCCCGGAAGAACGCGGGGCATACTACATACGGACGTATGAGGAGGAGCTAAACGCCGACATTGAAAAGATGCCGGAGGAAGAAAAAGAGCGCTATATTTCCAAGTACAAAGAATGGGTTCAAATATTATTCAATAAGCATTCTCGCATCATGAGCGCCATGATAACGGGGCCGGCACGTTTCCCGACAAGGCGAAATGAGAAGATGAACAATTATTATGAAAATGCTGTCAGTGAATTTAGAGCATGGAGAGAAAAAGTGCTCAAGGCGATAGCTCGTAGGATAGAGGACGCAAAGCCGGAAGAACAAAAAGCAGATGAAGAATGGTTTTCTGTTAAAAGTGAAATTGATAACATCGCATCCACGTTGAAAGACATTGATACGGGGGCAAACAAATATAGCTATCGGCCTTTGTTTGTGTCAAGCCTGTATGGAAGACTGGAACGAATGGCTAATAATGGAAAAGCTGATATAATAGTTAAGTCAACCGAATACATTAAGGAGCTTAACGAAAAGCTGCCGAAGCCAATATTTACCAATCGTCATAAATTCTGGAAACTCGCTGAACTTGCTAATCAATCAATCGTAAGGCAGGCCGAAAGAGAGAACCAAGAAAATGAGGAAATACTTTTCGATGGTGGCCGGGTAATAAAAAACTATTCCGAGGACAGGGTGCAGATCGTTTTCGACACAAAACCGCAGCCGGACGTTATTTCAAATCTCAAGCATAATGGCTTCCGGTGGTCTCCTCGCTTTTCTGCATGGCAACGTCAGTTGACGAACAATGCTTATTACGCTGTTACTCGTGTTATTTCGGTTACTATTGAACAATTGAAAGGAGCGTAAAAATGGGAGTAGCTTGTGTACAAGACATATACGGATGCGATACTTGTAAATCTGCATCGGATGAATACGGAAGGGGCTGTAAGCATGGAATGTTATTTCCTCTGCTCCTCCTTATGGCAAACAGTAAAAAGTGCGAAAACTATGAGCTGGACATAAATAAAGTAGAGCTTCTTTTGCAGAGAAAAACTGAAAATAATACAAAGAAGGAATATGGCAGAATTTAATGAAAATCCCTTTTTGAAAATTTGTACTAATTGCAAACATTTTGTCTGTAACCTTTCAAAGTTTGATTGTAGAGCCGGGAATACAGATGTAATGATGAAATGGTGGGATGAAAATAAACATAAAAAATATTCAGAAGTAACAGGGGAGTTTAATTGTTGCGAATTTACTGACAGCATGAAGACTCTTGTCAATATGAATAATATTGCATCTGATATTTGAATGAGCTAAAATCTAATAAGACATGAATTTAATTGATGCTTGGGTAACAAAGGTTCAAGGAGAGCCTTATTACGAATACGACAAATGGTGGGTTAAAGTCGAATCTGTTGACGAAGGTGGAAACGGCACTAGCACTCTAATGTTTGAGACTAAAGAAGAGGCCGAGAAAGTTCAGCCAGGTTATAAATTTCAACATTAAAAAGAACTGAATCATGAGTAAATATACATCAAAACAAATTGCCGAATCCGATGATCTGTTTGAGAAGCAAATACATAAAGTCAGAAAGTTTTATTTGGGTCGTAATCCCGATAAAATGATGATGCTTGAAGAAAGAAAAGCTGTTATCAAAGAACGGAATAAAGGTCTTTCCCCGGAATATGATAAGGAATATTATTGTGGAACCTGCGGAGCTAAAGACGGTGCGGAGCATCCTAAAACCGGATATTGCTTTCACTGCGATACTGACAACTGGATTTCAAAGAATAACTAACAATTAAAAATAAATGAGTTATAAAGTTGGCGATATAGTCCCTTACCGGAACACAAGGGGCAATGTAAAGTATGCGAAGATAACCTCTTTTAAAACGGTTAGCAATGGAGATGTCTGGTTTTATGGAATTGATACTGTCACGAAAGCCAATGTGTGGTATCCTGTGCATAAATCCGAAACATTGGCTGAATATCAATTTAAGATAGGCGATGAAATTATTTGTATTGAAAATATGGGGCGTGAAAACGAATTAACCATAGATGAAACATATACTATTTTAAGTATTGATTATTCTGATTTTAAATTTGATGGTACTTTTTTAGTGAGTATTAAAAATGACGAAGGAGATATTTGTGATTATGGGGGAGTAAGATTTAAAACTAAAAAAACATGAAGTATATCTTACTAATGTGCCTGCTGTCCATACTTGCCGGGTGCACCTCTCAGAGAAAAACAATTTCAAGTAAGCCGAACCGGTTTACTGAACAGTTTCAACAAGCGGATTCCGCTTTTAACAAGCAATACGAACTAAAATGATCAGAGCAAGATTTTTTGTAAATAAGAAAGAGTGCAAAGATGATTATCGTCCATTGAGATGGCCTCTTCAATATCCCTACTGGTGCACTGGTGAGAACGACAGCTATTTTGTCTTAGTAGCCTACATCGGTAGCATTGAAGAGTTGAATGGTCTATGGCCAGAAGCATCCAATATAGAGTGTGAAGAAGTAGATAAAATCGTCTTTTCGGATAGGTTCCCGAAGCCCGATTGGTACAAAACTAAAAATAAATGAGCTATGGTGATTACATGGTTTTCATGCGGAGCAACGTCTGCCGTCGCTTGTAAGATAGCATTGAGCTTATATGATGATGTCCAGATCTACTACATAGATACCGGCTCCGGGCATCCGGATAACGCCCGTTTCCTTGCTGATTGTGAACGCTGGTACGGCCAACCGATCCATACTATCCGTAGCGACAAATTCAGTTGCGTGGCTGATGTACTTCGGAAAGGTTGGATCAATAGTGCGCATGGTGCGGCTTGTACGCTGGAGCTAAAGAAGAAAGTTCGGTATAAGTTGGAAAAAGAGCTGAAAAAGTGGGACGGTCAGGTCTGGGGCTTCGACTTTGATCCGAAAGAAATAAACCGGGCTATCCGGCTAAAGCAACAGTATCCGGAAACGAAACCTCTGTTCCCGCTTATCGAACGGCAGATTACGAAACCGGATGCAATGGGGATGCTTTGGAAAGCTGGTATTGAAATCCCTGTCATGTATAAGCTGGGTTACAATAACAATAACTGTATTGGCTGTGTGAAAGGTGGTATGGGGTACTGGAACAAAGTACGGAAAGACTTTCCTGAAGTATTCAGCGAGGTAGCCAAGATCGAACGGGAAGTTGGGGCAACTTGTCTGAAAGACGATAAAGGTAGAATATACCTTGATGAACTTGATCCGAAACGTGGCGATTCAGTGAAGGAAATTGTACCTGATTGCTCGCTTATATGTCAGATAGAGTTTCAAGAGATAATCGACCGGCAAGTAGATCGGGTGATAAAAGGAGAAATTAGTATTAACGATGTATCCTAACAAGGCTCAAACATAAAAAATAACGAGCTATGGCAAATATATTGACTGAAGGTGCAGAAATGCTGACGAGTTCGCTTGTTTGGGGAGGAAGGATGACGTTCGACCAATTAAAGGAATTGGATTGGCTGAAAAATAAGTCAGACTATGGTATCAACTTATTCATCCAAGAAGCTGAAAGAAGGAGATGGATAGGAACTATCGACAAAGAAGGAAAGCCTACTGTTTATTATGCTACCAGTAAGGGTCGTAAAATGTCAAATGAAAGAGAGTAATAAAAAAGCATTGATATATGAGAGCAAAATCATACATAATCAAAGTAAAATTCCCCGGATTGGTCGAGGGGGAGAGGGAGCATTATTTCGGTTCCCTCTCCGCTATTTACGACAGGTTTTCCCCTGCTCAAATTGGCTGTGGTCTGGAAACGCTTTGGAAAGCTAAGATTGAACCGGGAAAGCCCAAACGGGCAAGGCGTTGCGTTATCTCTAAACATGAACTTTTCAGGAAAAGTCAGAGGAGTAAAGAATATAAACAGTAAATTAGGTGGTTGAATTTTAAAATTAAATTGCTATGATTGACACAAACGATTTAAAATTAGGTAATTATGTGGCTTTTGAGAAATCAAACGGCTCTTTTGAACTTGTACAAGTTAATTCTGTATTTCGGTCTGGAATAAGTTTTGACGGATTTATAAGGGAAACCGGAAATCCTGATTATCCATACGAGGTGAAAATAAAACCCAGAGAAGAGCTTATGCCGGTACCTTTGAATGATAATCTTATTGCTTATGGTTTATGCTTAGTAAAGTACCCGAACAATGGCGAAACAAGGTTTTTCTTTTCAGGTAAAAGATCTACATATTTTCTTGGGAAAGACTATGAATCTGGAAAATATTTTATAGGCATTGATTTTAGAGGGGAAGTGATACATTGTGTAAATAATCTGGAATATCTTCATGAATTGCAAAATGCTTATTACTCAATCTATCGTAGTGAAATGGATATTATTCCGACATTGTTAGCCAAGAATTTATGAAAACGATATTCGATTACAATGCAACCCCGGAAGAGCAGGAACGAATTTTGGGAGGCGTTCAGGAGGCGGAAACGTATCGAAAAGGGCTTTCTGGTGACGCTGCCAATCTTCATCTCGCATACCTGTTCGACGGAAGAGGGGACAAAGGAAAAGCAGCCTATTTCGCGAATAAGCTGCCCCCGATGGAGCGACAGGATTTTTACCGGACGTTGAGCCACAACCCTGTTCAATCATAGCAGGTCGGCGAAAGATGAACGGTTTATATTCATCATCAACTTGTGGGCGTTCTTTACGCCGTTACTTTTGAGATAATCTTCAACTTTGAGCCATATGTTTTCGTATGGCTCTTTTTGTATTATATCCTTGAAATATTCGTAGGCGTCATTTTCTAACAATCCGTACTTATCCAGTATCGACCGGAAATTTTTAACGTATGTACTATATCCATAACCTCCGGAAACGATTGCCTTTTGATTGACGGCTTTCCCTCCCAGCTTTTCGACAAACAGGTGATAACTTTTCCGGGCGCAGAACTGATTAATCAACTCCATAGCGGTAGTTTTAAACGGGGTTACATTTTTAGCCTCCTTCCATCCGACAGCTCCGGCATGGCGTATTTCGTGCCAAAGGCTTTCAAGGGCATACTCCTGGTTGAATGTCAGCGCAACATCTTTGCTTATGGCTCCTATTGCTCCCTTTAGGCTTTCCGCCGGATTAAATGTACCATTTTGAGTGTAAAAAGTTCGGTTTGTTAGATGTATTCTGTTCCCGGCCTCTGAAAGATATTCCCCTTTCATGGAGTATTGGCGACTGTTGGCCATGAAGTAGTTCGTAACTGTCGATATTTGAACTCCCGCAAGCCCTCCGTAAAACTCTCCGCTGTTCTCGGATGCGTACTGGCGAATAATATCTTTCAGTTCTGCGTCTTTTATTTTGTCCGGGTTCTTTAATTCCTTAATCAGCTTTTGAACGCCTGTTTTCTCCTGGGTATTTGTAGACAACAGAGTTCTGTTGTCTTTTAAAAAGTATGGCAATGTTCCTCTCGCCTCCATCTTTCCGATGCGTTCCCGGTTATCCTTAACCCAGCCTTTAAAATTCCGGGGAGGCTCTTTGATTTCTCCCTTGAAGCGATAGCCGGAAACATCTTCGCCGTTTGCAATCATATTTGTATATTCAATGATTTCATCAATAGTTGGAGTTATCGGAACGGCAACGCAGCGGCATTGCGGATGCCAGCCAACAAACTTGAATGTTTTCGGGTATTTCCCCGCAAGAAGGTCGCAGATGTCAGTTACCGGGTGATTGTTTGACAGGACGATTTCAAAGCCCAGAACAATGTCGTTTTTGCTCCAATTTTCAAAATCAGCCTCATGGTAAGCCGTATTAATCTCGGTTCTGGTCATTCTTACCGCGTTTTTGTATGACGACCTGTAAACCCCTTGCCCCGGATGATAGCTTTTTGCCTTTTGAGATAAAACGAGGTTTCCGCGCTTATCCCTAACCCGGCGGAAGAGCTTTTCGGGCTGCTTTAGATAACGCCGAATATCCCGGCTTAATTCCGAGGCGCTTTTCCCTTCCCCCAGACCAATATCAAGAGCAAGCTCAAAATCTTCTTTTCCTTGCTCCATTATTCGCCATACGCGTTGCGACAGGTTCATTCCTGCAATTTTGCGGGATTGGAACGCTTTTAAAGCTTCTAAATTTCTTGGCTTAAATTGCGAAATTTGCTCTTTTGATAGTCCGGTTGAGCCGAGTATTGAGTCAACTAATTCCCCGTTCTTATCTGCGCTTAATTCCCATTCTTCGCGCGTCCCGTTCATTATGACTGTTACGATTTCGCCTTGAAGCCTGCGGAGTAATTCATCAACGCGCTTCTCCATCCCCGGAAAATCACTAAAGGAAAATGGCTTTTCTCCATCGAAGCCCGCAGCCTCTCCGAGTCGTACAATATCCTTTATGATTTCCCGGTACAGGGTTTCAATCTTCTTCTCGTATCTATCGAGATTGGATTTGTGTTTTTTATCAAAATTGCTCTTTCCGGTGGCCATCTTGTTTAGTATGTGGGTTCGCTAATACTTACGGCTCTTTCGGCGGCCTCCTCCCGTTCAATCTCCTTGATTTCTTCGTCTACGTCGTCAACCATGTTGAGATTGCGGACAGCGGTTCTGCGCGATACAATCTGCTTGCCTCCTGTTGCGTCGGAATTATTCTTGATGTTCTCTGCATCATCCTTGATTTGATAAGGGGTTATAATTACATCAACGTCAAGGCTATCAATCGCGCCGGAAAGCTTCGGGAACATCTTTTTCATGAAAGCTTTTACGACGTTTATTTCACGATGGAACACATCGAGCCAAACCCCGCTCTCTTCCGTTACCTTCAACTGGCCGTCTATAAAAATCATCTTCCGGCTGTCGGCTGACATAGGCATGGTTTTCATGCTTTCCGAACTCATGTCCGGTAACTGCAATTGAACAAAGAAGTTTTGCCGGATAGTTTCTACCTGATATTTGAGGGCGTCAATAGCTTGCTCCCAGGTAGCGTAACCGGCTTTTGCGTTGCTCGGATAGCGCAGAACGTTCCTTGCGGTTGTATCATCGTCCGGTTCTCCTCCGAACTTAACATGTTCATCTTCATCGCAGAACACAACCCAGCTCGGCTTACTGTTTTTGCGCAGGTAATTACCATTGCGGGAAAGTGACCATTCCGCCTCAAAGACGTTTTCGCTTTCATCCTCCCAGATAGGCTCATCTCGATACCCATAAACACCGGCAATCTTTTCAATCTTAATGTCCTCACGCATCTCCTCCGTCCACTCTCCGCTTTTTCCATACTGAACCCAACGGATATGCGCTGTATCGGTATAAGTTTCAAAGTAGATGATTTTTTCTTTATTTATCTCTCGAGTGTACTGAATAGACAAGCCTATCATGTCGTCATAATCATCAAAAAGAGGATAAAGCGAATCTCCTTTCATCGGGGAATAAGTTTTGCAACGCAATTTGAGCTTACTCTTTTCCCCCGCATACATTACGTCCTGCTCTTGGCTGTACCAGATTGTTGCAAATTCGCATGAGGAATACAGGTATCGGCTGCGTTCAAAATTTACGCTGTTGATTTTGTTCTTTTTAAAAATCGCTTCCATTATCATAGAGGCTTTCTTCTCTTCTTCCGACTTAGCGTTGTATTTGCGTTTAACTGGAACGCCAAAGGCCAGCTCTGTCATACGCTTAACAGCCAGTTTCTGCAAGCCCAGGGTTATGCGGGTCATTTTGATTACTTCTCCCTTTTTACTAACCCTGTCGCGGTAGTTCTTGTCGGTCATTACCGGGTGCAGCTTCGGGTCATACTCTTTTTTCAACTTTGACCAAGGAGGGACAATTACCGTTTTCATTTTCAATTCGGTAATAATTTCGTCAGGCCTGCGCCCGCTTTCAATAATTTCGTCTATTGTTTTCATGTCGAATAAATATTAATACAGTTCATCTTCTAAATCATCTTCGTAGCTTCTCTCTTCAACTACGGCTTTCGCCGGATAGAAAGTATTGGCAAGGGCATCGAACTCGTCAGGAGAGAAGCCCAATCGTGCTTTTACATCTTCTTTTGGTTCAATGATTATCTTTCCGTCACTTCTAAAGCTCCATTTTATCTCCGTTGCTTCTTCGGCGAGCGTTCCGCCGGGAGGGAGCATGGCTCCCGTATTGTTATCTGGGTTCAGCCAGTCACGAACACACCAATACAGATATGATTTCATGTTGGCAAACTTGTATTGCCCGGTTATATCCGTCAAGTCTTTTCCTGATTTCGTCTTTGCGCCTTCGCTGTATTTACAACTAACCACATTCCTTTTATTCAATCCCATATCCTCGCAGACTTCCAGAGCGCGGGAATACACACCGGCGCCCTCTCCAATTGTATCAATCAGGGCGATACATCCGGTTCTGCGGGAAAGAAGGTTTATGATGTTTCCCGCAACCTTCATGTGGTCGGCCTTTCCTCCGGAGTTTTGCTTATTGAACTTTTCAACGTAGTTGTTGAAGCGGTAACAGTAGACGGAACAGTCACGCCCCATGCCGGCAACGTCGACTCCCAAACGGCAATAGTTCCGGTTCCCAAGATGGTATTTTTTCCAACGTTCCTGTGCGATTTCAATCCATTGCATGGGTATCAAAACATCTTCGTCAACTTTCGGGAATTGTCCAAGAACCTTCTTGCGGAAGAGGTCTGATGGCCGATACCATTGACCTTCAAAGAAAAAATCATCTTCCTCCGCCTTTACGTCGTCCTTTACGATAGGCTCACACCAATTTTCAACCTTATCAATCACCCAATCGTAATCGACCTGGCCGGGAATGACTATGCGTTTTTCGACAACATTAGGAGCGGTCAGACTATTCAGACAGAATTTTTTAAAGCGTTTATCCTTCTGGCTTTTGGCTGCGTATCCTACGGTTGTATTAGGGTTGAACACAAGCAAAAGTCGGGAGTTACCCTGCAAGTTACCTTCGATTGCTCCAAACGTATCATCCATAATACCCGTCGCCTCGGTAACAATAAACATTGTGTTTACAGCATGGAAGCCAGACCAAGCCTCATGATTATTCTCGTCGGCCTTGAACCCGGTCAAGAACCATTCTTCGTTGTCGGTTCTAATGTCGTAGGCGTTCAATCTTCCGGGCAATTTAAAGCCTCGTTTCTTTGCTTTGTTGTAGAGTCGGGCGACTTCCGGTATCATGATGTTTTTTACCTGTCTGTCCGTTGGAGCGGTAAGTGCAACTTTCGTGTTTTCTACAAGCTCGCCGTATTCGTTCCACTTTACTGTTAGATAGAGAAAACTTGTGCCTATACAGGCGGCAACGAAGTCTTTCCCGCGAGCCGTCCCGGAGCGAACGGACACGAGTTTATTGTACTGCACTGCTGTTACGATTTCCTGCTGCTCCTTATCGAGTGTTACTCCGAATACGTCGCTAATGAATTTGTTCCAATCGTCGCGCCATGCTGCAAACAATATTTTAGCCTTTTGCCTTATTTCCTCGTCATTCCTTCTCATCCTCAATAATCCCGGTCTGCATCAAGAGTTGTTCAAATGATACATTGCCTGAAATCTCTCTTTTTTCCGGAGCGTACAATCCAAGCAATTTCCTACGCTCAATTAAAAGCTTATGTATTATATCGAGATAGCGCGGGTCACCGTAGCAAATAATCTCCTCTTTCTGTTGTTCTACTTTGACGGTGACAACCTCTCCGTTATCCTCTCCGCTTCCTGGTACTCCTTGTTGTTTGGCCTTTTTGCGCTCGTAATCGGTTTTTGATTTATCCCAAGCCGCCCAAGCTTCTTTGATAAGGTCGTCAATCCTTTGAAGTTCCAACTGCAAAGCCAGGTCAATGTTCTCAATTCTCGTTTCCCTCCATTCTTCCAAAAGCCTGTTTACGTCCTTGCTGACAGTACGGAGAGAGTAGGAGGATAAGTCGAGCCTTGTCATGACCTCCTCGCGAATATCCCGGTACGAATAACCTTTCTTGTACAACTCGGCGATTATGTCGAGCCGGACAATTTGCGCTTGCCGGTAATCCTTCATCTTTTTTTTCCCCTGTTCAGCCATGCTGTTAATCCTTTCCTGTATATTGGTAAATCAAATCTTTACAATCGTCTTTCCCGACAGGCTTCAAAATACCTTCAAAAAGTTTGTAAGGGGATTGGCCTGCTTGTGGATTATTCCAGAGCCAGCGCATATAGTCAGCCATTGTCATACCTTCAAATTTCGCCCGCCTTTCCGAACTGTTACAGTTGAACCCTTGTGCACGTATCCACTGAAAGCCACTGACCAGCTTTTCAATATCTCCTTTTACGTCGGAATAGCGGACAACCCCGTTTATCTTGGCAATCTGCAACGCTTCGCACCATTGTCCCCGGCTATAATTCCAGTCGGGAGGAAGGCCACAGCAAGAACCGTTACAGCACATCTCTTTGAAATGAGCATCTGACACATAAAAGCGCATCCCGACCTCTTCGCAAAGGTTTTTCATGTTGCGCAAAAACGGTTCCTTAACTTTTCTGTTTAACCGGAGATAGCCGGAGGAAACGCTATATTTTCGATAGAACTCCATGACATCAAAGCCGCAAAGCTCGTTGAATGTAGGCATGAAGCTTTTTAGCGTCGGAGAGCGTTGCTCTACGCAAAAGAACTCCGTTGACATAGCACTCGCGCCCAGGTTTGCCGCTTCGCGAATAAGGTTGAGATACGTCGGAGTGCTTACCCCGATAATAAAGGGACGGAGCCGGAGCGTGGCTCCTCCCGCATCGGCTTTGGCAATACGTTCTATTGCTTTCAGGCGTTCTACGGGAGAGGGGACGCCTTTTTCTATGATATGAGCTTTTTGCTCGTCCAGGGTAATAATTGAAAACTTGAAATTCCAGTTCTTTTGTCCCCGTATAAGTTCCATGTATCGTTCATCCTCCGTAAACCATGTTGATTTAGTGGAAAAACAGAGAGGGTAATCAATCTCCTTAAAGAACTTCAATAACTCAAGCGTAACCCCGTTTTTTCGCTCAAAGCCGTCGAATTGGTCTGACAGTCCTCCCCATTGCATGACTTTTCTGTCTTTTATGTACTCTTTGAATTGCCCGCCGTATTGGTCTGGGTTAGAGAACATCTTTTTTACATGGTTGACAGATACGCTGCGAACATCTTTGTGCAAATAGGCTTCTTTCGTATCTCCAACAGCTCGCTGAAACTGCGAAAAACAATACAGACAACCGAATGAGCAATTGCTATACGTGTCAAATGTCATAGGCATTGAGCAATCCGCTATTTCGTTACTCCATCTTGGGGATTGGTAATATTTTTGTGGCATATCTTTTTTTTATATTGTTACTGAATAAATTCATCTTCCCATGCCGTTTTGCAAATGAGATTGTAGACGCTCTCAAGTTCTTCGTCAAAGGGGATATTTCCGGTATCGTAACATTGAACAGGAACCCCGATTTCAGCCCATTTCTTTGCAGCTCTCAATACGTTTCTTTGCTTTGGCAAGGTCTGAGGACTGCAACCCCTTTTCCCTCTATCGAGTAATCTTTGATGGATGATTGCTCCGGGTGCATACAGAAACACAATGAGATACTTTTGCGCTTGAAACATGGCGTTAATCAGGTTATTTCCGAACGTGTCCAAGTACGAGCCTTCGCAAATTATAACCTCTGATGTTTCAAGGCCTCGTTTTACGACAGCCGGAAGAACCCTTGTGCAGTTGAACGCATCAACGCCACCGTAACGGCTTTCATCGGAATATCGACCGGCAAAGCAAACCCGCCTATCTCGGCAAATGGTCAGCTCTTTTGTCGTTTCTTCAATTCCTCCGAAAAGGCCTATGAGAGCTTTTGCGAGCGAGGTTTTCCCCACGCTGTTTGTTCCGGTAATGAATACACATGTTTTCATGGCAAATACTGTTTTTGATAAGTTTCCGCCCGGAATGTCCAAAGCGGCTCCCAGTTTATTTCTGGTAATTGCTCCTGCATCTTTTCGATTTCCTTTCGTCCTCGCTCTATGTAGTAGCCCACCCAGCGTTTGCCGAGTTTATTTTTCTTGTATGCGCAAAGAGTTGTTTCAATGCTCCACAGGCTTTTGTGGCGCGGGTTTATCGGGAGCCGGTTTATTTGTCCGCTAATAAAAGCAAGCCCTTTGTTTAAGTACTCAATTTCCGCTTTCGTCGCTTTCCTCCCATGTCTTCCAGTATAGGCCACATCTTCCAAACCGAGAGCGAATACAAGCCCGTTCCGGCTACTTTCCGCTTCTCTTAGGTCAAGCCGGACGGCTATGTCAATCCCTGCAACAGTATGGAGTAATTCGGAATATAGGAACATGGTAAAACGACCAAACAAAGCAATTCGGAAGTTCTTCAAGAGATAGTCATACCGGGAGTACGGGTCAATTCCGGGAGAGATTGCCCTTGTTATGGCTACGTGTTGCCGCATACTTCCCTGGCTCCATCGAAATACGAAATTTTGATATGAAATAAATGCCTCCACAAATTGGTTCTTTGAACGAACCCAGGCTCTATCTGTTTGAAATATCAATTTGTCGCGGTTCTTCTCCCACCAGACTTGCAGAACCCTTATGTCTACATCTTCAAAGCGAGGAAATTGATTAAACATGTAGTACGTTGTAGCGACGCAGTAATTTGTACTGAAAAGGAAACAGAGCCAGCAACGCTGTTCAGTGTCCAAATCGAAACGCTTGCAGATATATTGCAATGCCTCGACCTGCGGGTCAATGTCTAAAGCCCTTGAGCTATCAACGTGATACTGTATATACTCGTTAATTCGGTTCATATTGGGAGTTATTTTTATTAGATTTTGCGTTTTAGGCAACTTCTGGTATTGACTTGACCGATTTATCGGAACAAATAAGAAAATGCCAGAAATCGCCTAAATTTGCGCTTTGTGCTTTTATTGTAAGCATATTGCGTGCAAAAAAAATTATTCCTCAATGTTTTCTTCCGGCTCTCCGATGATTTCCTCCAACCGATAAACGACCTTGTCTATCTTCTCCATTCCGAGCAATGCGAGCAAGTCGTAAAGGCGTTCTCTGGGGTAGGAGATAATAATTCGCTCCATCGCTGTATCATCGTCTCCTTGTATTTTGGGGAGGTCGTCGGGATTCAAATCAAGGCCTTGAAGCTCCTGCGGGAGATTTGAGAAAGAGCCTTCCCCGTCGTCCTCGCTTGCCGCAGGAGGAGCCGGAATATCGGAGGCGGAAGATGTGGACGTTGTTGTATCTGGGAAAACTTTCGCCATCGGAGGCGTTACCCAAACATCCATAGCCCAATCGTCAAGCTTTTTTGAGTCGAATTGGTTTGCCAGGGCGTCGTAGTCCCATTGTCCGAAACTTACATTGTCCTTGATGATGAATTGCTTGCGCTCTTCCTCGGTTAGTTCGGTGGCCTTGATGATATAGGCAAAAGGGTTTTCAAGCCATTTTCCCCACCATTCGATGAGTTTGCTTTGTTCCCCTGTGCTTTTCTCTGCATAATCCGATAGCTCGGAAAGACGTTCGGCGATTTGTTCCGGCGTCATTTTGGCAATTTCTCGGAGCGCATTTGTTCTCATGTTCCCGCCAAGGGCTTTCATTTTGTTGTCAACTACAGCCGGGCGCAATTCAAGCATTTTGGGAAATACGAGGATTGAATTAACGAGTTTAACAAATTTGTCTTTTGTGATGGTACGCGGATTTTCTGCATTAACCTTCACCTGCGATAGTTTAACCTGTTCTGTGTTCATAAAAATCAGTTTTTAGGCAAAAATATTAGAAAGTGTTTACATTGTAAGCGTTTACGAGCAAAAGAAACTCTTTTTAACTCGTTTTTATAGAAAAACCGGCGTAAACCCATGCCAGCAACGCGGCGTCCCGGCCTTCCTGATTTGTTCTACTGGTTATCCCGGTAAAATAGGCGAGTTCTTCATGAGTAATTTTCCGGTCTACTCCTTTCCAGAACTTAACAAGGGGTTTAACCTCGTCAACGTCTATCTGCCAGTGTCGACACATCTCAACGATTTTACGCCCTGTCTCCTGATTTCGTCCCGCCTGATTTCCTTTTGCGGCGGCAGCGGCTTTTGTGTCTTTGGGGTTTAGATGCCAATTGCCTTTATTCATCCATCCGGCCTCGACAACTACACGGAGATTTAACCCGGCAACTTCTGCCTGTCTTTTAGCGCATCTCAAATAATCCAGCAAATCGGGAAACGAGAGGGTTGTTATGTCAAGATTTTTGCTTTTGCAGTTCAGCCGAGCAACCCCGTTTTTTTCCACGTCTGGGTCAATCCCTATGATTATGTCCAGCTTTTTTATTCTTAAATTCATATAATTATCTGATAATCAATTATATACACTTGTTTGTGATCATTTACATAGAAAGAGAAGAAAAAGAGGGTAAAAAATCTCCCTTTTTCCTCCCCCCCCTATAATCCCCCCCCTCCCTTTTCCCAAACTACGGAGGTTTTTTGAACAATCTACTGCGTATTCTTTTCCAGAAAATAGGCCGCTGAAAACTGCGCCTTTTCTTGTAGGGTTTCAACCGGCTCTTGAACGTGCAGTATTCCGGTTTATCTTTTATCCTGATGTGTTCATACTGCATTTTATCAATCATCTCGTCCCAAGCTTCGTCAATCACTTCAACGGTTTTAACTCCGTCCAAAGTCATAACTTTCTTTTTCATAGCTTGCCCTCCAATTCTTTCCCTGTAATGAACCTGAACAGATTCTGCAGTTCATGTACGCTCTGTATTTCGTGGAAGCGGGTGAGATACCCGGTTTCATACTCAAATGCAAAATGCTTTTGAAAATCGCCCATAACGCCCGGATAGGTGAGTACAAAATCAGAGTTGTTAACGTCAATCCCAATGTAGCCCTTTTTGTAATCCTTGTTGAAGCCAAACCGCAAAAGGGCGCTTTCTGTCAGCGGAACGGGTTTTATATCCTCCGCCTTAATGCTCGTTCTGAAAACTCCATTGGAGAGTTCAATTTCTTCATCATCCCGGCTTATTCCTATGACGCAAAATCGACATTCTGCGTTCGGGTTCAATCTATCCCATCCGGGAACCTGGATGATGTTGTTTAACCTTAATTCGTTCTTGTTTATCATAGCTCAATCCTCCTTGTCTTTTTTGTAGCGATAGTTGTTTATTTCAATCAGCTTAGTGTTCATTAGCGCATTCGCGATAATGGCAAGAAGTATCATTGAACCGAGCCAGTGACAGAAGTCGGTAAAAATAAATCTCAAGATTTCAAGCATGATGTTTCTGTGTTAATGAGTTCAACTTCGGTGCACCTAATCCATGTATGAGGATGAAGGCAAACCGTATTATTATTTCTATCCAGGTCGGCAAGCTTGTATTCCTTGCCTTTATACCGGACGATAGAGCCTATTTTGGCCTGGGTTCTGAATACGTTTATTTTCATTTGCTATGTTCGTTGTAATAAATCATTTCTCTGTCCTCGAACATGCCTTTTGTTATGGCACTTTCAAGGCTATCAAACAGGTTATAGTTTTGTATCTGCATCTGTTTCTCCGTTAGGTCGCTGTAAAAATTTCGGAAGGCCTTCAATCCCTCTTGTATTTTTGCGAGTTCAGCTTTCTTTTCAACGCTTTGAAAAAGTGAATGCTTTTCAAAAAAGCTGTTTGCCATGTCAGAATAGAATAGCGCTAAATCAGCCAGTGATATAGTCAGTCCCATCGTTTTAGCGAGGAAGGAATTGAGAGTTTTGTTGCTCGATAGAACCTTGTAGGCCTCCTCTACGTTATCGGTCATGTTGAGCATTTTTTCAATCTCTTTTTTCTTTCTCATAAGCTCCTGGGCTTTAACGTAGTTCTTTGATCTTGAAAGCTTTGCAATCCCTCTGTCGCATGCCGCAATACACTCCTGCAGGTATTCCCGGCTCATTTTGTATTTTTCAGTTTTATCCATGTCTTAAATCGTAATTGTAGTTGTCGTAATCATCCGGCTCGTAACCGGGGTTATCTTCTCCAAAATCCATTATGCCACCTTCCTTTTTAGTTCAACCAGCCTTTTGCATAGAGCCTCGCAGAGAACGCGAGCCATGTTCACCTCGACAGCGTTTCCGATAAATTTTTTCTGGTCGGCCTGCGTTCCTACCAAAACGTAATCCTCCGGAAAACCCATGATACGTTTCAACTCAACTATCTTCAACATACGCATCTTTATGTCGACTATTCCATGAGCGGCCATAAATTCCTTGATTTTACGAACCATCGGGCTGTCGGTTTCGTAGACCTCAATAGCAATATCACCGGTTTCTGTAACCACCAGATACGGAGGCTTTTTATCCATTTTTGCTATAAGCGTGAAACAGGGGTTATCAATTCCGCAGCCGGAGGACGGTGCAAATTGAGGATTCATCAGATAGTGCCATTTCCGGTTGGCGGTTATTGTCTGGGCCGGTTCGTCGATTTGGCTCCCTACGTTACTGAAACTTGTATTCATAACCCAGGGTTTTACGCTCACAAGGTTATATTTCGGGTTGGCCGTTACGCAACCCAGAGGCCGGTCGGTTCCGGCGGGTTTGCTTTGTCCGAATTGTTGGTCAATAAACACCGGGGAAACAAGGCGCTGCTTTGGAACGGTTGTAACCGCCGGGCATGGCGCTTCCGGGCTCGAATGCTGTCCGCCTCCTGAATAGTAATTTGCCAGGGACAGAGAAACCAATGAATATCTGTCTTTCGTCAATAGGGTAGGGCATGGCGCGTTTATATCCTTCCCTGCGTCCCTGAAATTGAAAGAGCAAAGGAATTGAGGCGTAACGTAGTTGAACCTGTCTTTCGTCGGGACGGTAGGGCATGGCTCTTCAACTCCGGGAGGAACATGTTTCCCGGTTTTTCCGTTAATGGAGTTGTACTTCAACATCCATCGTTCTTTTTCATCGGAGCCGGAGCCAAAGCGAACCAGGCCGGCATATACTCGTTCATACGTCTTTTCGGATAACGGCTTTTTGCGCGTGAATATGCTTGTCCCTTCGTCGCTGAAATCGAGAACATCTTTAACGGCTTTCCATTTTTGACGGGAGCCGAACAGTGTGTTTTCGGCCTTTTTCGCGTGCGTAGGTGACGGGAAAACGATAGGCAACCCCTTCTTTGCGAAGATGCCAAAAAATCGCTTACGGCTTGTGTATGCGCCGAAATCGGCTGCGTTTAAAATCCTATGGCTAAAGTCACAACCGTATCTTTTCACGTTGCGAACCCAGCGCTGGTAGCTTTTCCCTTTGTCCATGCTGATAGGTTTCCCGTTTTCGTCAACCTCTCCCCATGACATAAACTCCTCGACGTTTTCAATCATGATGTAATCGGGTTCTATGGCTTCTATGTACCGGAAAAGATGTTCCGCCAGCGTTCTGCTGTCCGGGTTCCGAGCCTGTCCGCCTTTTGCTTTTGAGAAGTTGGTACACTCCAAAGAAGCCCAGAGAACAACTGCCGCCTCCGGGTGTTCCTTGCGGCATTTATGCAGATGGGTTTTCAGCGGGGAAAGCTCAAGCGTGCGTATGTCCTCGGTGAAGTGCATCGCATCCGGATGATTTGAAGCGTGAGAAGCGATTGCGTTTTTATCGTGATTGACACAAGCGACAACCTTTGCGCATTTTCTCCCAAATATCCGAGCTTTTTCGACTCCTGTGCTGGTTCCTCCGGCTCCACAAAAGAGGTCAACATAAAGGGCGTCAATCTCTTCAATGCTTTGATAATTTACATTTTCGTTCATTTTGTTGTTGTGGATTAAGTTGTTATCGTCTAAGGCTTTCGCCTTTGAATTTCACTATCTTACAAAGTCTTACAATCCTGTCCATCGCCCGGACGCCGTAGCGGGTTTGTATCTTTTTCCCGTCCAGGTTGGTAGAGATAAAAACTGGTTTTACGCTTTTCTCTGCATCATCCAGAATATCGTTGAAAAGCTCCGTTTTCTCTCCGTAGTTGTTGAATTGCGGTTCTACGCCAATTTCGTCAATACAATACGACCACCTCCCGATAATTTCCTTGCGTCTTTCGACCAATTCGCGAGCAGAGAACGGCTTAACTATTTTCCCATATGCGAAATCAAATATCACAGGCACAACGCCTGTCAGAATAGTTGTTTTTCCTCTTCCGCAATCCCCAGTCAATATCAGCCCTTTTCCCTCGGTGTTTACCATCCAGTCGATGATTGTTTCATACTCTGGCAATTCCTGTATGGCCTTCGCTGTCTTGTCAACAGTCTGAAAGACCTTGTAGAAAAGTTCTTTACATTCTTCCCTTGTTCCAAAGGAATAGCTAATACTTTGTCTTTCAAGTTCAATACCTTGCGTTCTGAACTGTCTTATGACATCTTCAATCTTTTTTTCCATCTTCCGCCGCTTTATTGAATTTATCCAAGAAATAATCATTTTCAGGGTTGATAATTTGCCCCTCCCTTTGTCCTTTGGTTGTCCCTGTTTCTGTTCGGGAACTGGGAACAGCCCGGTTGTTATCATAGTTTCCTTCGTAGACTTTTACCCAGTTTTTGTCGTTTTCAAACACCCAGTCGAAACCGGCTTTCCAGCCCCTATTATTGTCGCCTTTCAAAAAATTGCTTGCTTGCATTTTCTCGAATAGGGTTTTCAAAACATTCATCCCGTTTTCTTCTCCGCCCATTTCCTCAAGGCGTATGCGAATTTTATTTTTACGGGCATCGGAGAGCTTGAATATTTTGGGATAACCCTTGCATGTTTCGTTCCATATTTCGACAATTTTTTGTGCTGGTAGAATATCCGGTTTTACGGGCTTTCCGACTGGAGGTGTCTTGGGTTTAGGCTCCCTCTTTGGTTTTGTCTCCTGTGAGGGGTTCTGCTCTGGTTTATCTTCCGGCAAAGAGGAACATAGGCGTTCTATTCCTGTTCGGATAGTTTCGAGTAAACCTCCTTCGCGCGTACGCGTATAGAGGCTCTTATCTTTGATAAGAGAAATATTATTTTTAATAATATTATTATTATATATTATATTATTCTTGTTTACGTCCGTTTGTTGTTCCGTCTGTTGTCCTTCCTGATATACCGTTTGATGTCCGTTTGTTGTACTATCAGTTGTATTATCTGATATACTATCTGTTGAGCCGTCTGATGTACTTTTAGTTGTATTGTCTGTTGTACTGTTATATTGGTACAAGTCGTAATTAACTATTGATATTAAAGTAATTAGGCGGCTTTTCTGTTGTACTATTTGCCCGCTCTTTTCAAGTTCTTCAAGAAAGCGCAGAACTTTTCCCCTTGACCAATTCCAACGTTCAGCCAAATTGTCTTTATTCTTACCTATTTGGCCTCTGCTAACTTTGACTTTATTGCCGCGAACATAGATGAAACTTTCTCCGCTATTAGCGATAATAAGCATATCAATCCATGCCTGCATACGGGTGAAAGGCTCCGCGAAATAAAGCGGGTTCTCGGTAATCTTTCTATGTATTTTTATCCAGCCGTCCATATTCTTACAAGCTTACATTGTAAGCACTTATTTGGTGAAATAAACATTAGTAAGCTGTTTTCTTTGATTGAATACAGCCCAGATACCCGGCTTTGTTTCTCTGAGGCTTAAATCCTCTACAGCTCCAAATCGGTTATAATTGTCGCAAAGGTCTATAACCCACCCCTGTTTGTTTTCGTGCGGCCTTATGGCTCTTCCTACCATCTGGTAATAAAGAGCGAGGGACATAGTAGGGCGAGCGAGTACAACAGTAGATAATGCCGGGAAGTCAAATCCGGTAGTCAGAACACCAACATTCGCGACGACCTTTATTTGTCCGGCCTTAAAAGCTTTCAGTATCGCTTTCCGTTCATCTTTCGGGGTGTTGCTGCTTACGATTGCAGAGGCTCCCCCTATCTTTCTTATGAGAAAATCAGCCTCCTCAATAAACCGGGTAAAGACGAGTATAGAGTCTCTACCGGCGACAAGCAAGCGGCGTACAATATCCTCTAAATGGTCAGCGAAATTTATTTCTTTGTAATACCTTCGTACACTTGCGTCTGTGTAGTCTGCACCAGTACTATTCACCTTTAGGCGTTTTGCGTCAATCAGGTTGATGCGATAGTAGTTTAGCCGAGCCAAGTAGCCGCGCTCAAGAAGGGTTCTGACCTGGACGTTAAATATCACGTCCGTAAATATACGGGGTTTGCTTCTGGTGATAAATCGGAGCATTGAACCGTAAAATTGGGACGAATACAGGCGGTAGGGGGTAGCCGTTAATCCGAGAACCTTGCATTGTATCGTGTTGATGAAATCTGCGTACATTCCAGCCTCTGCGTTAACAAGATGACATTCGTCAATGATTGCATAGCGGAAACGGCGAAACATATCTTTGTTGTTTTTTACGCTTCCGATCGTAGCAAATGTTATCCGGCTAATCTGTTTTGAATTAAAGGAAGCCGAATATATTGAACAATCCCATACGCCATATCCTTGCAACTTTGCGAAGTTCTGCTCCAATATTTCCGCAGATGGCTGAAATATAACGACGGGTTCACCCAAACGATAGGCGATGTCGGCAATGACAAGGCTCTTTCCGCTACCAGTAGGAAGTACAATGATTGAGTTGTTCTTCTTCGGAGAGGAAAAGAAACGTATTGCCGCATCGCTGGCTCCTTTTTGATAATCCCTTAGTTCGTACATAGCATCAATTAAAATAATCCACTACAACCGGACAACTCCCGGATATGGACGATATGATATTTCCGCCTTTGTCGTAACACTGATAACAGCCTTCAAAATACCGACCGGAACAGTCTGTAAATCCTCCTGAATACTGAATTCTTGCTATCTTTGCGTTATCTTTTTGATTATGTTGTTTCCCTACCTCGTATGTGTCTACGCCTTGTGCCGATACGATGGTAATTTGTCTGATTTCTGGTGACTTCATGTTTAAAATGTATATTGTTTCAGGTAATACCCTACGCCGTAATACACGACGTAGGGAATGTGTTTAATTGAAAAGGTTATTTCTCAATGATTACGATATGAGGGCAAACCTTCTGAATTCGTTCCAGGACAAGGTCAATCTCCTTATCTCTCATTTCCTCCAAGAGGTCGTTAGCCTCCGGCGAAACAAGCGTGCAGGAGAAGTCCGACGGGTTGATATATACCTCTACCTGAATAGTCTGTTTCGGAGTTCCTTTGAATAGGGGAATAATCAAGGTGAAGGCTTCCGGCAAATTGGATTGAACAGCCTGATTGACCAATATCCGGCGGTCACCGCGATTGTTGTTTGAGTTTTCAAGCTCTTTGTCAACTTTTGCCTTGAAGTTCTGCAACTCCGTAACAAGCTTCATGGCAACTTGCCGGTTCTCGAAATATGAGCGGTTCATTTTGATAAGCTCCGCCATCTCGAAATTGGTCATGTATTCACCGGAGTTGATACCGAACTTTTCATATTCTGGAGAAACGATAAGTTTGCCCGAAATAAGGCTGCCGTAATGATTGTTTTCGTTGCATTGCAAAGAGATTGACAGATTTTCCCGGTCAACGAGAATATGACAGGCCTTTTCGTTAACCATTCCAAGCGGCATACGGGTTTCAAGCCAGCGTGCGGCTGCGTCCAGAGTACCGGAAATGACAACCTTAACGGGTTCGTGAATTTCAACCGCTTTCCCTTCGCGAATGATAATTTCGCCGATTCCTTCAGGGAGGTTATTTGCCATAGCTTCCGCAATTTCTCTTTTTACTTCTTTCTTTACTTCTTCTGTTGTCATGATTATTAATTTTTAAAAGTGACTAAAATGTTTGTTTTATTAACCCTCCGTTCCTGTTCGGCGCATTTGCATCTGAATTGTCGTTTGCATTTCGTCCGGTCTGGCAGGGCGAGAGTAGGCGAGCTTTCCTTGTTTGTCGTAGTATGCTACGGTTCTTTCTTCCTCGTAGATGATTTTGTAGCAATTTTCACTGACATACTCGGCTTTCTTTTGCAGGGTGTCAGCAGCATTGTCGATTTCATCGCAAAGTTGCTTCATCTGTTCCTTTCTCTGTCTGTCCTGCTCCTTGTATTCCTTGTCGGCGGCTCGCTTGTCAGCGCGAACGTCTTTCAACTGAATACTTTTCTCCGTAATGCTCTCCTTGAGTTCTTCTCGTCTTTCCCCTGTCAAGGGCTTAGTGTAGTCGAGCATCTCAATCGCATCGCAATTGTCACGCAAGAAATTCTCTCTCTGAATACCTTCCGGGTATTCCTGTCCTAATTCTTTATCCATGATTATGTTGTTTTAAAATGAGAGGCATTGCTGCCTCCCGGTTAATAAAAAATCGTTGAAGCGATAAAAGGATGAAGGGGTTATGTCAAAGCTGCAAAAGCCCGAACCCGACGGCTGGTGTTCTTACTGCCGTAGCTCACGCTACCATCTGACCAATCCAATATCCAACTGTAGTCGGACGAGTACTGGGTAGATGTCCAATACCAAGCGCATTGAAAGGGTTTTCCTCCGGCCATAACCAGAGCTGCGTCAACCAATTCGCGGTACTTGTTAACGAGCTTCATTTCTCCGGCGGAAGGAAGATGTTTTCCTCTTTCGGCGCAATACTTAGCGGCCGGGCTATTTTCTTTCAGCAGGGCGCTGGTATTATCTTTTCCGTTGAAATCCTTAATGGCTTCATCTCTTGTATCGAACTCTTTTCCGACGCTCTTGTATTCCTCAAGCATACAGAGTTCTTCTTCGGACTCTTCAAGATCAACGGCAATCTTTCTGCCGGCATCTATTACCACTATCGCATATACGGGTTTGTTCCCTTTGTGCAAGCCGAAAAAATCCGGCTTAATCAGTTTTTGGTTATCGGTAAGCATATAGACGCCATCAGGGGCTTTGTCGATACTGAAAATGCCGTCATTCTGGGGTTCTTTTGCCGTTTTAATACCTGACGTTAGGATTGATGCCAACAATCCTGCGGGTAACAAACCTGTTGACGATTGCGGTAATTGAATGTTTACATTCTTGATGTTAATCGTTGTTCTCATTTGAAATGTTTTTTAATTGTTGTTGTAATACGCTTTGCTTTATCCAATTTCTTTAGTGTTAGCCCCGCCCGGCGTTGCAGGTTGTACACTCTGTTATCTCCGGGCGGGAGGCTTCTAAAAGCCTCAAGGAATTGCTTTATTTCCTCGACTTGTTGATTGCTGATAACATACATATCCGTTATTTGAGCAGGAACCTGCGAGAACCCGCCTTAGTGAATATGTATTCTTTGTACAAGTCCGGGTGTTCGGTGGCAAAAAGGCTTTCATTGAATTTTTCGCTATCTTTTGCCGCTTTCCAAGTCGCAAGAACGGTGCAATTTCCTTTCTTCTTCCCGTAATCGTCTACATTCACCGCGAGAGCTTCCGCGTCGCCTATTGTCATTTTTATGCGTTCCTCAAGTTCTTCCTTCTTTTCCGATAGGGTTGAAAGTTCCTCTTTTACCTCTTTCAATGTGGCACAATCCTGTATCAGGCTTTCATCAGCTTCGATAGCTTTCCCGACAACGTGACGAGGGTTTTTAAGGAGAACATCATCAACGTCGTAAAGGGCTGGCTCTTGATTTCCGAGGATATTGTCAACCCAGAAGCGTTCAACCTCCTCTGTCATGAACTCGAAATACTCTTTGTCGAAATAGATGTCTTTGAAGTCAAACTCACGACCGGAAACAAGCCAGGCAAGAGCGCCCTCTTCAAGTTCTGCAACCCCAAGCTGATACTGCAATTGGCTGAACCAATTCATTGGTAGACTATCTTTATCAATATCGGCTTGTGTAGTTTTACACTCAAGAATGCCTTTGTTACGGTCGCTTTTCGGCCGTCCAGGTATCCAGAATGTTCGGTCAGGAGAAACGCGCATGAAACTTTTCTCTTTATTTACTATCAACCAGTCGCCGGAGGAAGCTTTAATAATTTGCTTTCCGGTTTCATCGGCAAAAAAGAGGGAAACAGCGTCTTCAAGATAATGTCCGGCCTTCAT